AACTGCTTTTCTTCGTTTCTTTTTTCCCATCAACTATTTTTTCTTTTATTGTAGTTTTTTTAACCACTATAAAATGGTATGTATAAATTACATCTAAATCACTTAATGGTTCAGCCAACCTAGACTTAAACCATGCTTTTGGAGCCTTGAAAAACTCCCTTGCATTTTCATCAGTTTTTGTTTTATTTATCTCTTCTATTGGAACTTTAACTCTTTTTGTTCTTTTAGTTGCTTCTTCCAATTCTTTTCTCCTTCTCTCTTCACTAGTTAAATCTTGTTCCTTAGTACCTTCTTTGGCCTTTGGACCAAAGAATCCAGATTCTAGTAATTCATTAAAGTCTTTCAAGTTCCAAGTTTTTTCTTTTCCGGTTTTAGGGTCTAAGTATTTTTTACCTGCACCCGTTTCGGTTTTGAATTCTTTTGGTAAAGTAGTTGTTGTTTTAGTAGTTTTAAGATTATCCATCAAATTTTTTATTTTATTCTTGACTTTTGTGTCAATTTCACTATTTGTTTGTTTAATATTCTCTTGGTAATTATTGATTGAAGCAGTAAGAGTATCTTTAATGTTCATCAATTCTCCTTGATAATCCCTCAATGCTTTTTCTACTTCATCATCATCGTCATATTCATAATCAGAATCATAGTCACCACCAGTTAAAAGATTACTTGTTTCTTCAAGTTGCTTCCAATCTATTTTTATTTCCCTGTTTTTCTTATTTGGGTTCTTTCCACCAACTTGTGCAGGAGGTTCCTTTTCAATAAACTCTTTCAAATCCATCCCTAACAGTTCTTCTCCTAATACCTCAAAGTCTTTTTCTGTTATTGGTCTTTTAAAATCTATTGGTTTTCTTATTTCCTTTTTGGTCATTTGACTTTCTAAAATCTCATCATAAGTTGCTATTTGGAAATCTCCTTTTTCATTGAGTTTTTTTCTTTGTAATATTAGTTTTTCTTTACTGCTTTTTTCCTTTAGTTCACTAATACTAAAAATATCTTTTTCTAAAGGCTTAGATAGTTTTAAAAGATTTTCAATGTATGTCTTAGCACGAATAGCATAATTGTAATCCATTTCTTGTCTAACTAATCTTCTCTCCATACCTTCTTCATTTAAAACCATACTCTCAAATATTTCTTTAAGATTGTTTTTACTGTCACTTGAAAGTTTCCCATCTAATTCAAATCCAGCATCTTCCCTTTCCCCTGTTTTAATTTTTTTAGCACCTTTAAATCCTTCACCGCCAGAAACTTTTGCGGTGACTTGTTTTGAACTAGCCATATTTGTTTTAACCAAATTAATTGGTCTATATCCTAATTTATGCAAATATCCTGTTTTGGAGTTAGGTTTAGGTGGATTTCCTTCTACATCTTCCCTTACTTTATTTTGTTGCAATTCTTTAAATTTAAAAGATTTTAGTTCTTTAATTACAGTTGTTTTAGTATTTTTTGTTGAAGTTGTTTTCGGTTTTGGTTGGTCTTTTTTAGGAGGTCCGATTTCAATCAACTTAACCATATCATCAACGCCGCTTTGTGGCAAACCCTTGTTTCGTAATTGTCTTTTATTTTCAGAAGTTTGTGGATTCTGTTTAACTCTATTCAAAAGATTTTCATCAATAAAATTAAACTGCAAATTAGCATTCGCAGTTCTTTCCTTGCGAACTTCTTCTTGGAGTATTGCTATCGCAGCCTTTCCGCTTTTATCTAAATTCAAAGATTCAGCAACTTTTTCAAGATTACTTTTCTTTACTTCAGTAATAGCCGCTTGATAAAGTTTAAGATAGTTGCTTTTGTTATCATCCCATGTCATACCATTTGCTCTTTTCATCTCTTTCATTCTTAGAGATTTTGCTATTTTTTTTCTTTTATCGTCTTCACTAACTAAATATTCCCTAAAAATGTACTCAATCATTTCCTCTACGAGAAAATTTTTGGTAAAAGCAATTTCTTGCTCATTTTTAGGATAGACTAATTTCAAATCAATCCTCTCACATTAACCATTTAGCCCAAGCCGCACCTTTTTGAATGGCTGAACCTAAGTGTAGACCACTTGAAGGAGGTTCATAACTCATTTGTCCCGTTTGTGGGTCAATCCAATAAGGACGACCATAACCATCATTTCCACTTGGAGGAATTGGGTAGCCACTGCCGTTATTCATAGCCGCTTGGCCTTGCATGAATTGTTGCTGATTGCCTGTTAAACCCGCTATTGCCATCCCTGCTGACGGTCCAGCAGGGTTCATACCGCCACCCATACCGCCACCACTAAACCCTTGAGATTCGAGGTATTGCGACTTAGCAAGTTTCCTTTGATTCACTACTTCTGTGTTAATTGCTGATTGAAGAATCCTTTGAATATCCAAATCAATATTCTCTTGAGTGATTCTTTCGTACTCTCTCATAGCATCGGCATCAATAGTCATTTTTGAACCAGTTGCTGTAAAAGATAATTTACTAAGCATTTGGCTTACTACTCTTTCAACAACATCTTCCATTAACTTTTCAAGGGTGGATAAAAACTGTTCACCGTGATATTGGAAAAATTCCTCAACATGATTATCCTGCAAAGAAAGTAAATTATTTACATTCTTAAATTGTTGGTCGCCCTGTGCTTGAACTGCGTTCATTACTGTTCCGTTGCTTGTTCCTAGTATTCCCATGCTTATTCCTCTTTATTGACTTTTGTTATAATTGAATTTAATCTTGCTGTATTGACTTCTATTTCAGCAAGTAGCCTTACTACTTCCGCTCTCTCGCTCTCGTTATCCTTGACTACGGGGGGCGTTATAATCCATCCGGTTGAGGTCAAAGAAAGAACTTGGTCTTTGCTTAATGTGGTCAATGGGCCGCTTTTTAACATATTAGGCATTCTAGGTTTTGGAATAAAACCTTTGAAATCTAATCCGTGTTCATCTGCTAAAATTTGTTGTTGTAGCATTTCCATTTGTTTATGAATACCAGCGTGTTTTTGACAATAAGTACCTCTCATTGGTCTTCCTTTTGTGACATTATCCAAAGGTATTGGTGGTCTTAAATAATCACCCGCTTCCCAAATGTGGTGCATACCACAAACAACACATCTATCTTTTAAATTAAATTTATATCCATACTTGAAAATAAATTTTTTCTTTTCTGGGAGAAGAACCTTTTTGATTTCTTTTAATTGCTTCTTAGGTTTAAGAGCATCATAGGTATATTCTTCCATAGAACCTGCTGACCTAAACTGTTGTAGTTTGGGTAAAAACAATTTCTGTGTGTTCGGGCTATTTATCAAATTTGGCTGTTGGTACATAATATCAGTAATCCTTTATCAGTGTAGTAATTCCTTTATAGACCATTTCTGGGTCGGATTTTGCAGAAACAATATATTTAAATGTAGGTATTCCTTTATCATTCAATTGTCGCATCCCATACTTAAATGGTTCATAAATGTCATGTTTGTCAATTGGTTGTCCTTCTCGAAGTGGATATTTTTCTCCCCATATATCGTACTTATTTGCCCAAATGCTAACTGCCATAGGGTAATCAATGTCTTTCTTTTTCTTTCCATTAGGCCATCTATTTGCCATAATTGTGTCCACTAAAAATTTCCAAGCGAGTTGATGGTCTAAATTTGAAGGTGAATCTAAATGCCTATGGTCTATCATAAAAATAATGTATTTCACTTTACGAGTTCTCATATCTTTAACCCATTCTTTCCAATACATCGCTTCTCCGCCAATATCTGCACTTCTTAGTGTATGAGAATCTCCATCAAATTTAATTACTTTTCTTGTTGCTCTTTCTAAACCAACTGTTCTTTTGTTAATTTGTTGAACTTCACCTCTTGTTCTTAACTGGTGGCTTAATGTTGTTTTACCTACCATTGTTGAACCATATACTCCAAAGTTAATTGCATGAACTCTTTTATAGAACGAAACGACTGCTTCTGTAATCAATATTGCGAAGCCAGCCATTACTGACATTTAATGACCTCCTAATAAAGATTTAACTAAAGAAATCAAAGAACCCATTATGTTTAAATCAAAAACACCCATAATGTTTCCAATGAGTAATGCTGATAATGTGGCACAACTGCCCCAAAACCATGCTCTCATCTTAATAAAAAACAAATCAGCAGAATGCGCCCTTTGTTGATTATATGCGTAATCCGAGTCGGAAAAACCCATCAAATCTCCAAGAACCATTCAATCACCTCATTGTTGAATAGTCGCCAAGAATTCGTTTGGAATTTGGCTTTCTTCAAATGAAGCGGTTGGGGTTTCGGGATAAACATTATTCCATGCTTCCCTCTTATTAACTCCGTATTGTTTCATACTCTCACGAAGTTTTTGTCTAATTTGTTGTTCTCTTGCTACACGCTGAAAGTGTGCTTCAATCTGCCTATCCAATAAGCGTATCTCAATACGGTCATTTAGGGATAAGTCAAACAATGCTTTCATAACCATAATTCCACCAACGGTAATTAAACCGAATAAGACAGAATGTGCTAATGCACCATATGGGAAATTAAGCCCATACGCTGAATAGAAATAAACATTTGCTCCACTCACAGTTCCGACAAAAAGAATTGTCATAACTAATCGAGTATCGTTGTTTAATGCCGCCATTAAATCACCTCAAGCAAATTCAATGGAGACTTCCATTACACCGGAGGCTTCTTCCAAATAAATGCCATTCATGCACAATACGCCATGCATGTCAAATTCCACAATAGAATCCGGTTGCATTGTTAATCGTGCTACTTCCTTCCCACTTGCGGCTGTATTATCATAGACCTTAATTACTGTCGGCGCACCGCCGGAACAAGCATGAATTGAAATCAATTTTGCTTGACCACTAACAATTAAGGCACTTGCTGTTTTTACACCACTACTTCTGCAACCTGCTACCATTGAATCACCTTCGTTATTTGAGGCAGGTTGGCCCTGCCTATTTAATGTGTCGGTTAAATCACTTCTTTAAGGAAGATTTAGGCTTTGTTTGGGCCTTAGTCTTCTTAATTGGTGATTTTGGAAGGATTGTTTTCTTTGGAGTTGGAAGGAGTTCTTCGAGCAATTCCTTGCTAGTCAAACTTTCTTTACCCATTTCTTCAGAAAAGATTCCTAAAAACCTTTCATTTAAGTTGGACAATTCTTCTTTGTCTTCTTCATCAAAAGTAAAGAAAAGATTAGGGTCGGAAAGACGGATAGCCGCCCATTTTAAAGGAACGGCTACCCCTTCTTCCCTTGTAATCTCTTGCTTTGGATTGATGTAAAGCCGACGAACTGATGAATTATCACTTAATCGAACTCTTACCATTCAATTCACCTCAAATAAGGCCCCAAGCACGAATTCGGACAGCACACGCAGGGTCGCTATCATCGCCCACTGTTGCGTTTGTTCCATCTAAAGCCGTGAACATCAACTTAAATGTAGTTGTTGATGCGTAGGTTCCTGTTGCAGATGTTAGAATTGATGGAACATGAGCGTTTGCACCCTCACTTCCACAAATTGTCACACAATGAATTGAAGTTAATCCGAGGTCGGAAGCGTTAATTGTTGCTCCTGCCGCTACATGGGAAGTCACATCAATTAAAGCATCAACGACATATTCATCACCAACTGCCTTTGGTCGTGTATTGCCCTTATGGTCGGGCAATAAAGTTGTTGTAAATGCTAGTGCCAATTAAAACACCTCATTGTCCGATTGCTTGGAAATAAACAATATCACCACTAACACAGTGAATAGCAACATCACCACTAGCAAGCGGTAAGTCAGCGTTAATTACTGCGGCGGCGGCTTCTTCTGCACTACCCTTATGGGTAAAAACAAGGCTTTCTACTAAGGAAAGTCCTGTTTCGATGTTTCCATCTGTTCCGTCTGTTGTTGTCTGCCCGCAAACTAATTTACGGTTTCCTTCTAAATTCATCTCTAAATGTATTACTGTTGCAAATGCCATTCTAAATCACCTCATTGTATGTTTGTTATCTTTCCTTGACCCTTGAAGAATGAACAGCCAACTTCACCAATTGTTCGGTAAAGTGCTCGGTTGCCCAAAGTTCCGACACCAAATGGATTTCCGTTTGCGATACCATCTTCAAAGTATTGAGTTGGCTTCATAACAGATAACCACAAATGGTCTGTATCAAGGAATAACATATCACTTAGTTTGGATGAAGCCGCACCAGTAGCGGTCATATCCTTAACAGGAATCAATGGAATATCGTAGTAGGTTGCCACACGGAAACCAACTTCTTGTCCCTTTGTTCCACGAACACCATTAACCGTAGGAACAATTTCCTTTCGGTCCATAAATCGCTCTTGGCTTTGTAATAGGTCAGCAAGGGCTTGAATTGTATCATATCCTGTAAGGATAACCTTTGGTGAACCACCAGCAAGTCGCAAGTTGCGAATCATTGTATTTAGGAGAGTTAGCGTCAAAGAGCGAACATTTCCAGCAGTGTAGTCTGTTCCGAAATCAACTTCTGCATCAAGGAAAGAAGCGGCAGTAAATCGCTCACTACCGTAAATCTTACCTAATGCGTTAGAAGCGGAGGTTGTATCAGTTGCGAGAACTCCACCATCAATTAGGAGTAATTCTGCTCTTGAAGTAATAACCTTCAACAATGACGAATAGTTGTTTCCAATGTTAGGCATAGCGGAAGATTCTCCGTAATGTTCCAAAGGCATAACAAGCATCTTGTTTTGAACTTCTGCGTGGTGCTTACCCATATCTTCACGCATTTGCGCTCGAATATCGCCAATTCCATCATCAATCTGTGCCATTTCCATAGCAAGTTCGCTGAAATCGAATTGATGTGCAACAACTTTTGGACTCATGTTTAATTGAGCATAGGTTGGAGCAATTGGGCCTAATCCATCTTGTGCGGTTGAAAGAGCGGCATTTTCTGGAACACCACCAATCATATCTGCTCTTGGAGAATCGGAACCTAATTCAGCAAGGTTTTCTGTTCCGCTTGCATCAACAGTGAATAAGTTTCCACTTCCACCAGCAGGGCGGCTCTTAAGAACTCGCCATCCACTCGAAGAATAAGGTCGCTTTGCAATCATTGATAGTGCGTTCACTTCTCGGTTTAGCATAGACCAAACCTTTTGTCCATAAACGATGTTGTATAGTGCTGAAACATCACCAACGGCTGAACCGGACAATGCCGGAGAACCGTCGTGTCCGGTATGAATACCGCCAACCATTCCTGCTTGCTTCAAAAGAGCATTACCAGCAGGTAAGTTGTTAATTCCGTATGTTTGGGCTTCTAAGTCTGCAATTGTGTTAATATATCCTGTCATTTTAAATCACCTTCAAATGTTGTTCACCATCTTATGAATATCCGACCATTCCATTTCTGCAATATCGGTTAATGATGGGAGGGTAATAGTTGATTCTTCTTGAGCCTTTAGGATTGTTTCCTTTTCTGCTGTCAAAGACTTTCGCAATTGAGTGAACTCATCCTTTAGAGATGCAATTTCACTTGCTGCATCATATTGAGACTTTGCGAGAACATTCTCACGGTTTGCTCTTTCAGAATTAAATCGAGTCTCAAAGGACTTTCGGAGGTTATCGTAAGCAAGTGCTTCGAGTTGTTCCTCACGGAAAGCGGCGTATGCCTTTTCAATGTTTGAATTACTCAAATCAAGAGAAGAGAACTCATTGTTCTCGAATGCCTTAACAACAGGCATATCCGAAGAAGTCGGCTTACCGTTGTTAATCACGATTCGGTCAGCAGGTTCGCCAATTTGATTTCCTGCGCCATCAAGAGTACGAAGGTATGCTTTTGCTTCCTCATCTTGATATTCAACCATTTCTTCATCGTCAGCCATTTCCATGTCTTCTTCTTCATCAGCCATTTCATAATTGCCTTTTTCTTCAGCCATGTTAGGGTTCATTTGTTCCTCATCATCAGCCATTTCTTCTTCTTTACGAAGCATATTAACTTCTTCGAGAAGAGTGTCTAACTCGCTCAGTGCTTTTTCTAATTTTTCGCTCATTTTTTCACTTCCTATATCTTGTTTTAAAATATCGAATTTCGCTTCGGGGTTAATGCCTTTTTCACAGATTGTCACTTCATGGAGTTCTAACTTACTAATTTCGTTATATTCCCCTAATTCGTTGTGGCTTTTCTTTACTTTTTGTAATGCCTGTCCACCAATACTAAATGACCTTAATGACCCTTTGCGAATGTTTCTTCCTACTTCTTTTGCTTTTTCAATGTCATCTCTTAATTTAATTACAACAAAGAATCCCACATCATCTACTTCGGATTTCCATAATTTTCCGTTTTTATCTCTATATGAATCAACAACTTCTCCAACTTGAACATTTGAATGATTTGTCATTACATTTCTAAATTTTGAGTCTTCCATAAACTTTTTTACTGATTCTTTTAATGCTTTTAGTGTAATCAAATCGTTTTGTTTATCCACGATTTCAATACTTGCATATCCACCAATCATTAAGTCGTCGTTGCTCTTGAGAATGCTGAAATCATCATTCCTTGTAGCCATAACGCTTATGCTCATGTTCCTCAAACCTTCCTAATCTCTTTGACTATATAATAGACTCGCTTCACTTCTCCGGTAGGGGCAATTCTTTGTTCCTATCCTCATAGATATTCCACAAACCTGCATCATCTTTCTCATCAGCAGGGCTTTGTTTATAACCTGACCATGCTAACCACATATCTTTATTATCTACCTTTATCTTTCTTATGTTAAACTTAGTTTCAAATTTATTTCCTTCCAAGAAATACTCATGATAACCATGTTTTTGAACTCCTAACCTAACTTCACCTTCATCAATGATTTTTCTCTTGGATATATTGTTTGCTACCATAGCAGGAAATTTACCTGCTTTACCAAACAACTCAAATATATCACCATCGTCTTCTAAATCAATCAACCAATTGATTGATTCATCTTTTAGTTTAATGACTAGATTTAGATTATCATCGTCTCTTAGATATAATTTAAACTTACCTTGTTGATATTCCTTTGGTGTTTTATACTCCTTAAGAATATCACCTTCTTGCATTATTTTATCATCTTCAGCATAAAGTTTCTTAGTCTTCTCATCATAAGAAATGCCATCTCTTTGTTTCATCCAATCCTTAAGTTTATCAAATTTACTTTCAAGAATGTCTTCGTATAAATCTTTATGGTTTTTAACTAAATGATTATGTAATTCTTTGATTGTTTTTGGTCCAGTTGTTTTCATATGTTGAAAACCAGCAACAGTTAATCGAGATTGTTTAGTTTTCATAATTTCTTCTGCTTGTGTTTTCCAAAGGTCTAAATCAACCAATGCATTTTTAGCCATCAAATTATCTTCTTCAAAACCATAGATAGTAAATCCATCCATATCACTTTTAATCAAAATAGATGCTTCTCCGTGAATATGGTCTGTGACCACAATTCCTTTCTTTAATGCCTCTACATTGTAATTTAATGATTTTTTCTCATCTTTAGCAAGAAGTTCGAGAGTGACCAATTTATCGGGGTGTATCGCTTCCGGCACTTCAATGACCTTTGCTGAATGAACAATGTATCTCTCGCCCTCTTTCTTCACTTGGTCTATTTTGACCCTTACAATACTCCCTAAGTCGGCAGATATTTTGGTGTTAAGTGCCTTTCCAACAACCATGTATGTTTTACCTTCTATTGTTTGGTAATCTTTACCTTCACCTTCTGCTGGCCCTGCTCCTAATGTATAAGAATAATTACCCTTGGATGATTTTTTATCAAGAACCATCAAGTCTAAATCGACAAAGTTCTTCCACTTAATCCATTTAGGATTTTTCTTAGTTCCAACATAGTATGTAGAGGTAGCGTCTTTAATGACTACCCCTTCTGCTGTTGGCATCTCCATAATAGTTTTTGAATATTCTTCAACATCTTTAATTGAATCAGCCAAGCGGGTATCTTTCTTTGATGGGAATGCTAACATCTCACTTGAATGAATAGAGTAATTGTTGAAAATTAATGTCATTCTTTGTTCTAAAGGTTCTTCCAGTAATGACTTTTCATTGTGTCTTAATAAATCAAAGATGTGCATTTTCAAAACACCATCTTCATTTTTATTATCAAATACATGGGCTATCGTTTCAGCCCTATTTTGATGTTCTTCTCCCTTAAATAACATTAAAGAACCGTCTAATATACAATCCCCAAAGTGCTTCTTTTTGAGTTCTTCAACTTGTTCTTTGCACTTAGATGTAATGTCCTTTCCATCAAAAGAATAGACTTTAATTTTCTTATCTATTTTTTGCATTTGAATACGAAGTCCATCGTATTTTTCTTGAACATAATATTCCCCAGTAAATCCTTTAAGTTCATTTATATCCTCTATTTCAAAAATGCGGTACATTGGTTTATTAGGCACTATGAAATCGGATTCTGATTTTTCTTCCTTTGATTTCTTTTCTGCCTTTGCAACTGGTAATCCTTCTATTTCTTCAAGAACTCCCCAATCATCTTCACTATTCTTAGAGAGGAAAATAAGTTCTAATATCCCCATAGCGGCCTTTACCTTAGTTTCGACTTTGTTTGAGTCTTTTCCATCACCGTAATGCTCGATAATATAGAGGTCTATGTCGTCCACTTCTAAGTCAAGCCCTTGAAGACCGTCCGTAATATCATCGGGTGTTATGTCTTTAACAGCGTAAATGTCTGGAGATAGTGCTTTATTGTCGTCCCTAATGGCATAATGGACAAATTTAACCATGTTGCCAGTTGAAGAAAGCAATTCTTCAAGAACTTCACCTTTGAACCTTTTAGCAAATGGGTCTGCTACTGATTCGGAAGAATAGCGAAGTTTCTTAATACCATTGAAAATTTTCTCGGCATTTTGTGATTGAGGGTCTTTAACATCTTCTGCTTCTAAATCGGAAATTTCTATAAAGTTCTTTAATTCGTTTGCCAACTCATTAGTATTCTCATAGGCTTCCTTTATAGAATCAATTGATTTTCTCCACTTAGACCCGTATTCTTTAGGGTCAGTACGAGCCGATAGATAAGCCACTCTTACTTTCTCAAATAAGCGAACAATTTCATCCGATGTGGACTTATCTTTTTCAAGAAGATAAGCCATTTATTTCACCTATGAACTTCTTCCGAAATACTTTGAGATTTCCTTTAAGTCAGAAACTGCCTCTTTCAAATCTGCTTCGTATTTACCTAACTGTTTGGTAGTTGCAGAAAGTAATTTAGATGTAATGTCTTTAATCACAGAAGTTAATTTCTCAAGAACCGCATCTGCATTTCTTTGTTCTTCTTCTGTAAATTCAACATCTCTATCATCTTTCTTGAAATCTCCGAAACCGCTCCTACTTTCATCTAATTGTTTTATTCCATTAGAAATTACCTGTTCTGCGGCATCTGCTTGGGCTGTCATTTGTTCTGCTAATTTTGCATCTTCTTCGGTCATTGGTCCTTTAGACTTTAATTGTGCAACTTTGGCATCTAATATAAGAACTGCTCGTCTTGCTTCTCTAAGAGCAGTAATCATCATTTGCTTATTAAAACCTTTCTTAATTTTACCACTTGTAAAAGACTCTCCGCCAGCATTAGCATGAATTTGATTCTGCTTAATACCATGCTTAGAAACCTTTGCCTTTGGTCGCTTAATTTTTTCAACAGTTGGCATTTCATCCTTTGTTAATCCATCACGAAGGGCTTTGACTTCCCTTGCTTTGAAAATTGCTAATTCGATAATTTTTTCTTCTCTTGTCACTCTTTCTGGCATAATATCACTTGTCCTTTCGTTGTCGGCGTAAATCAAATGGTGTCTTTCCCATATCTCTCATTAGGTTTTTTAAATTGTCTTTTTTTGGTTCTTTATTAACAATTCTTTTAATTAATTCAAGTGCTTTTTCTGAAGAAATATTATTAGCGTTCAAACTACGCATTATGTTATCAATTTTTTTCAACTTAAAATCTGATGATTGGTCGCTTAAATCTGCTTTATGCAAATTATAGTAATCCCATGTCATTATTGACCGCCTACCTTTTCGACCATTTTATGAATATCGGACCATTCCATGCTTCCAACATCACCAACGGATGAAGCACCAACTCCACCGTTATTCATCTTTGGACTCGGACTTTCAGCAACAACTAAGCCGGACTTCATCAATAAGTTATCTTGATGATAAACAGTCCTTTCTAAGTTCTCAATTTTTTCTGTTAATGCCTTAAGAATGGCAAGTAATTCAACATTTTGGTCAGTCACTTTTCATCACCTTTTTTCTTCTTAGGATAAACTAAATCTCTTAATTGCCGGTATAGCAACTCATAGTCCTTACGAAGTTCAGTAGCAGAAGCCACTATATCAATGTTCCTTTCATCCATTGATTTCATCTTTTTATTCAACTTACTATCATCCTTAACCAATTGTAAATCTTTAAGAACATCAATTAACTCACCCATTTGAGTAAAGTCTTTTCCAAAGAATTCAGTCGGTTGTGCCGATTGTAATACCTTCTTAAGTCGCTTTCGTTCTTTAGGGTTCAAAGAATCAAGCAACTTCTTTGGTGCTTGTTTCTTCTCAGCCTTGATTAAAAAATCTTTTCCTTCTTCATAATAGTCCCATGTCATTCTTTGTTGCCCCCTTCCTTTTCCTTACTTCTCTCTACACTTTCTTTTCTTTTTCTTGCTCTTTCCTCAGTAAAGGAACCAACATAATCAATTAAGTCTGCGCCTTCTATATCTAAGTCCTTCGAGTATTTTTCTTCTAAATGCCTAGCAATTTCATCAAACTTTGTTAGTTTCTTTCCTTGCAAATCTACAATTGGAGAATCAATAAATGAATCCAATAATCTATCGAGCATCTTTGGTTTTTCTGTTATTTCCTCTCCACTTAATCTTCTCTGTTTTATTTCAAAGAATTGTAGTAGTAGTTCTTTTTCTTTGGCATCTCCTTTTATTTGATTGGTATATTCATTGATTTCTTCTGCTTTCTTCTCAAGTCTTCTTTGTTTTCGTTGCAGTTCCTTAATGTCAGTTTCTATATCTAAAAGAGTTTTGAAATTTGCTTTATTGAAGGCGTTAAAGAAATCAAAAAGAGTTCCTTCAACAGCATTCATATTGAATTTTCTAGACTTGAATGGTAAATTAGTTGGAAATTGTATATTATCGCTTTCTGGTAATGTTTCCAAAAATTCTTTAAATTTCTCTTGGTGAGTATTAAAGCCCCATGCATCTACATCTAACAATGCGGAGAATTCATTCAATCTTTTAATTATTCTTTCTTCAATTCCATATTTAATTTCAAGTGCTTTGGTTATTCTTTCATAATCACCCTTGTCAGATACTTTCTTTGACATAATTTGCCTAACATCATTTACAACTTTCATGTACTGTATCTTGGTTTTTTCCATAAAATTAATAAAACCCATAACAATCTTTATTTGTTTTAATACGCCATCGGAAGTAAGAGTTTCACTTATATCTTCTAATTGTTGCTCAACTTCTTGCATGACAGTATCATTATCTTCATACTCTCTAAGTTGTTCTTCTGTTAATCTCTTTTTCTCGGAATCATCTATTTCTTTAGCAAGGTCAATAGATTCTTGTAGTTTCTCTCCTATATCAAATATTGGAGAATTCTCCAATTCAGCAAATAATCTAACATAGCCATCTTTAGGCATTTGTTCTATTTTAAATTTTGATTGACCACTTACAGTTTCCATATTTTTAGAAAAAGAATAAAACTTTCTCAAGTCTGCTACAATTTCTTTAGTTAATTCATCATGTTGATTAATTAATGTCTTTGGTATTTTAGACAATTTCCTTTGCAGTTTATGTTGACCAACAATCTCTTTTAGTCTATCATTCATATAGCCTTGAATATTTTTCTTATATTCTTCTTTTTCTTCCGGTGTGCTGAAATCTTTTTCTGCAAGTTTTGGATTCTTCTTAGCCGCAATTTCTTTTATTTTTTGGAAAAGAGTATTACCTCCATCCATTTTTATTTTTAATTCCGAAGATATTTTTCCAATGTTTTCTTGCATATCTTTGAAACCTTCGGACTTATCGGTGTAAGGTTGTTCTCTCAAACCAATT